ACTTTTTATCCACAAACACTATACCTTGTGTATGAAGAGAAAGAAGACAGCTACATCTGGTACGTCTATTCGTTTATCTGCACATGAAAAGATTTGTGCAGAAAGAATGAGTACACTTATTAAAACAATAGATGAGTTACGCAGTGATGTTAAACAATTACACTCAGATATGAATAAAGGAAAAGGCGTTATAGCTTTTCTTGTAATCATAGGTGCATTGATAGGTTCTGTTCTTGCTATTCTAAAGTTCGTTAAATAAACAACACAGGGTTTTACATTGTTAAAGGCAGACAAAGGATTAGTATCTGAAGCATTAGCTCAAGCACACTTTGCTAAAGATCCAAACTTAATTGTATTCACAGCACTAGGTGGTGTTGGTCCAATAGATATTATAACTTATAACACTAAGACAAAAGAGTATCACAACTATGACGTTAAGACTGTATCATACAGAAAGTCAGCTACTAAATACGCACACAAAAAGAATGATCGTATAAATAGATCACCATCTAAAATACAAAAAGGTTTAAATGTTAAGATTGTTTATGTATATGAAGATGGTAAGATATTAATCAAATGAATTACGAAGACGTTAAAAACAGAATTAAAAAGCACGAAGGTTTTATAGCTAAGGTTTACCTTGACTCATTAGGTAAAGCTACCATTGGCTATGGTCATCTACTTACTGAAGATGATGATTTTGAAGAAGGTATTATCTACGACAAAGATATATTAGAAGAATTATTTGATAAAGATTTTAATAAAGCTAAGCAAGGTATGGAAGAATTAGTAGGTACATCACCATTACCTATGCTTGTTAAAGGAGTTATTATTGAGATGGTATTTCAACTAGGAAAGACTGGTGTTTCTAAGTTCAAGAATATGTTTGCAGCCTTAAACGAATTTGATTATACACGAGCTGCTGCAGAGATGATGAACTCAGCATGGTATAGACAAACACCAAGCAGATGCGAAGAGTTGTCTAACTTAGTTAGAAAGTGTCAGGTTTAAATGTTACAAATGTTAGGAGCAGTTGCACCTCTTGCTAAGATACTATTCAATACAATAGAAAAATCAGTACCTGATAAAGATTTACAAGCAAAGTTAAAAGCAGATTTACAAACACAATTATTACAATCAAGCACAGAAGAATTAAAAGCAGCAGCATCTATCGTAGAAGCTGAAGCAAAAGCAGGATGGTTCACTGCATCATGGCGACCACTATTAATGTATGTTCTTATATTTATTTTAATATGGAACTATATACTTGGTCCAATAGTTAAGTTCTTTTTTGCTGCGGCAATCACAATAGATTTACCAGGCGATGTCTGGACGTTATTACAAATAGGTTTGGGAGGGTATGTAGTTGGAAGATCTGGGGAGAGTATCGCAAAATCTCTCGCTAATAGATCTACAACAACGAAGCAGGAGTAAACAGTGAATAAGAATGTTATCTATTTATTCATCGTGTTTATCTTTGCATTAAGTTTATCTGCATCATCACAAACTACACAAAATAATACTTCAGGTTCTAACACTTCAATAGCTGGTGGTTATACTTCTTCTTCATCATCAACTTATGAATCTGGTTCATCTGTAAACACTACAACTAATTCTACTAACAACGCATACTCAGGAGATACAAGAGTAGCATCAATGGCAACAGCTCCATCTATGTCTGCATACTCACAAGACTTGTGTGTAGTTGGTTACTCTGGTGGAGTATCTACATTTGGAGTTGGTATATCAGGTGGTAGTTATACAAGAGATGAGAACTGCGAAAGAATTAAATTATCAAAAGTATTAAATGATTTAGGTATGAAGGTTGCAGCAGTTTCTATTCTCTGCCAAGATCCAAGAGTGTTTCATTCAATGGAGAACTCAGGAACACCATGTCCCTTTGAAGGTAAGATTGGAAACGAAGCCACAGCACAGTGGTTAAAGTATGACAAGCTAAGACCAGATTATAATTTATACGTTGAGAAATTAAAGATCATAGAAGATAAGAAAAAAGAAGATGAAGCTAAAAATAATACTAAGTAGTTTATTATTATTTAGTACAGCACATTCTCAAACAACAACAACTACAAACTTAACACCAAAAGTATTTACAACTATAAATGGTTGGAGTGGAACTAACTTATCATCTACTCATGGTAATGAAACTATTGCTGGTGTGAGTGGTAAGTCTATTGAAAATACAATCTCATTAACAAATGTAGGTTTATCTAAAGCACAAATCAATGAAGGGTTTACTTCAACCCAAGGCGTAGATGTTTGGTTTTGGTCTGGCAATCCTAATCAGAATGTTACTATGACGCAAATAATAACAGATGCTAGTGGTGTAGGAACAACACAGAATAGAATCATACCTTACACTTCAACTTATTTTAACACTTATACTAACGTGGCTGTTGTAGATAAAAACATACAAGACAATTATAGTATAACAAGTAAGTTTTCTTTTTATGAATCTACAAATTCTCCATTTCATTATGCTGCCGATCTAATGAATCCTACTCTAAGTATAACTTATGTAACCAATCCAACTCCACCTATTGTTATTGCACCAATCATAACACCAGTAGTTCAAGAGATTAAATTTATAGAACCATTAGTTACTCCTATTGCGACACCTGTTATATCTCCAATGGTTGAGATAATAGAAAGTCCAGTTGTTGTGCAACAAGCAGTAGAAGAAAAGAAAATCATAGAGCAAGTAATTGAACCACCTAAAGAAGTAGTTAAAGAATCTCCTAAAGAAACAGTTAAAGAAGAACCAAAAGAAACTGCTAAAGAAACAACTAAAGAAGTTACTAAAGAAGAAACTAAAGAAACACCAAAGGAAACCCCGAAGGAATCTAAGACTTCAATAACCGAAGAAAAACAAACTGTAACAAGTACACAACAGGAAATAAAAACAAAACTAACAGACAATAAAGTAGGAGCAGAAGTAAAGATAGCAGAAGTGAAAGTAAGATCAGTACAAGAGATAAAGATTGACGCATTAAAAGGTAATCAGCCTAGTTTAAGTGTATATGAATCTAAACCATTCTATGTTCAAAGGCAAATGGCAGGTGTACCAAATCCAGATTTCTTTACGCAGTTTAATATAGAACAACAGGCTGTGTATATTAATGTTAATCTAAACAATTATATTTCTAAAGATCCTTTAGTTGCTAGACAAAAAATACTAAAAGAGATAGAAGATGAACAGAATGAATTGATCATTCAACTAGAACAATTAAAAAGAATAAGAGGATAATATGTTTGATAAAATTAAAGGTAATCTTAAAGAGATTATAGCTACAGTTGCAATCATTGGTACTATTGGTGGTGGATTTATTAAGTATGGAGAGATCATGTCAAAGATTGATAGCATTGATCCTGCTAAAGCTGGTCAAATTAAACAAGACTTAGCCATTGCACAAAAAGAAATTGAATTATTAAAAGTTCAAATGAAAGAACTTAGAGCAAGCTCATCTAATCCATTAGCAAGATGAGTAATCAGATCATGACTGCGTCTGATCAGATGTATAGTAAAAAAGTATCTTTACTATCGCAGCAAGGATCTAAAGTTAAAATTAAATTAAAGAAAAAGAATGGCAAAAAAAAATCTTGAAGGGAAACATATAAGAAAATCGCCTAAGAAAAGAAGAGGCAGACATACTAAGAAAGTTAATAAGAATAAAACTTATAAACCATACGTTGGTCAAGGTAGAGGATGATACAATTATTATTAATCAAGTTAAGCAACTGGTTAATTGGTGAGCCTGTAGTAAAAAGAAAACGAATAGTAAAATTTAAAAAGGTTATAAAAAAAGGAAAGAAGTTTACATGATTACAAATAGAATTAGCAAATGTATTTTTTGGTTAAGTAAAGGATTCTGTTCTTTACTGAATCAATGTAAGTGTGTTAAGATAAATGAGAATGACTACAACCCTTTTAGAGAAAAATTATAATGGTTAAAAAAATGTATCAGAATCCAAGCGGTGGATTGAATGAAGCAGGTAGAAAATATTTTAATCGTACTGAAGGATCTAATCTTAAAGCACCAGTTAAGACAGGCACTAACCCAAGACGAGTTTCTTTTGCTGCACGATTTGGTGGTATGAAAGGATCTTTATTATCTAAGTCAGGCAAACCTACAAGATTAAAGCTAGCACTTAAAGCCTGGGGATTTGGATCTAAAGAAGCAGCTCGTGCTTTCGCAAATAGATATAAGAAGAAATAATTATTTTTTTATTCTATTTTTTATTATAGTTTCTTTTAATAATTTAATCTCTTCTTTTTTCCATAACCAATTTTTAATTAAACCATTGGCTACATGTTTGAATGTATATATTCCATCAGAACAACCCATGATGTTACGACAAAATCCTTTCATGTCTTGTATGGCTTGATTTATTTCTTTACCTTCTACTTTCATATTTTTATCCTTTGTTGTTTTTTACATTATAACATATTCGGTTATGCTTGTCAAGTGTTATTATTTCCAGTAAAATAAACAACAATTAAAAATGTCTAAGAGAAAACAAATATTAAAGAGCTGTGGTAACTGCCATATCTGTGGCAAAGAACATTTAAGTAATGAAGGTGGTTGGGTTATAAATGCAGAAAAATTAAACTTCTGTCATTCATTAGAGCATAGTTGCTATGAAATTTACTTTAATAATGTAAGAGCTAAAGAGAAACAAGCACTTGTAAGTAACAATAATAATGACAAACGTATGGAAATGTATATAGAATATTTAAAAAAACAAAAGTGTAAACATAAATATGCTACAGAAAAGGTTTAAAGATTAATGCCACTGAATAAAAAAGGTAAAAAGATTTTAGCAGAAATGCAAAAAGAATATGGTAAAGAAAAAGGTAAAGCTGTATTCTACGCATCAGAGAATAAAGGAACTATTAAAGGTGTAACAGGAAAGATGGCTAAAGGATTTAAATCCTTGCTATCAATGTAATATGGATAAATCTAAATATCATAAAACAAAAGAAGGTAAGATGGCTAAGAAAGGTTTGTATTATAATATTAACAAACGTAAAGAAGCTGGTACATCAAGATCTAAATCTGAATCTACAATTTCTAAGAAGTCTTATAAGAGTTTATTAGCAGGATTTAAGAAGTAGTTACTTAACATTATCCATCACATACTTATATCTGTTCCAGATAATATGATCTGGTTTCCAGAAATGTTGCTTATTAATTTTCATCTTAACATGGTGCATCATAGTAGTATGATCTTTGTTACCAAGG